CTTTATTCTTACATATATTATCAATCGAGTCAATCATTTGTTCACAATCACGATCAGCAACTAACTCATCTTTCTGTAATATTCTTGATTGATATACTTCTACTTTAGGTGGTAATATGTAACCTTCTTTAACCAACTGTGGAGCAGGCACTTGACATATTACTTGACCATACTCTGGCCAATTCATACCCGCCTTAACAGGCGAACGACTATGCTTTGGTGTAGCAGTGAAGTAATAACATCTTTCAGCAAAATGAGAGAAGTGTTCAGTAGCAGGGAAAAAATTCTTTTGTACTGAATTATGTGCCTCATCAAAATAGATAGTATCAACAACAATGTGACTATCAACAATTTTGTGAAGTGAATGATATGTTGTAAAGATCAATAGATGTTTTTGATCACAAGCAGTATCATAGTTGAACTGACGAATATCATCTACCTTAGTTGTACTGAAGTGATGAGTCTCTCCACTATGAACGTGCATTACATTGACAGTAGCATTTGGCTCTGCAGCACCATCAAGATTATGATATAAGAACTCTGCTGATAACTGGTTAGCAAGTAGAATACGAGGAGCAACAACTACAATAGTTTTAGACAATACTGTTCTGCTGAACTCATTCATAGCATCATCAATCATACACATAGTCTTACCACCACCAGTAGGAATGATGATTTGACCCTTAGTGTTACGAAGCATTGCCTTAACAGCTTTGGTTTGATGTGGTCGAAGTGTAAGAGTCATTCAAGTAATAATCGTATATACACTATTATACAAAAATGGGGCAGTATAGCAACCACCCCATGTGACAGTTATTAAAGTGATCCTACTGGCACGTCATCAGATTTGTTTAGATTTTCATCAGCAAAAACTAATTGAGCATTCTCAATAATAGTTTCCCCACCCTTAGCATGAGGTACAATATGATCAACATGAGTTATGTTGCCGTCCATTATAGACTCTAGTGGAATAACTTTACCACTAATAGCACATTTCTTTTGTTGATTAAACCATAGTTGTGGTCTGATTTTGAAATTGAATGATCTCTTTGAATCCTTTTGAATAATTACATCATCATCTAACTTTGAAAGAGCTTTAACATAAACCTCTAATCTAGCATTTCTATGTCCACTATCATATGATCTTTGAACACCAGCATAATCTCTAGGGTCTAATCCATTTCCATTATGCCATAAAATGACGTTATTACCATTCTCGTCCTTTGCATTTTTTGCCTCATTGTAAGACTCTACAAACCATTCAAAAAATTTTCTTTTGTTAGTAATCTTGTTATTACTTGAGAGAAGATAATGAATTATCATACAGAGATCAACTCTTGTTGCCTCATTTGGGAGAAGTTTTCCACCTTTGTCATAATTGGTACAACATTCTGATGCAACCCTCAAAATATCTCTTACTTTTTTAACATTTCTAAGTTCATCTGAATCATCACTATAAGCAGAATCTCTCTCTTGTTTATTAATATTGCCAGAGGTTAATCTCGTGACGTGGACAAATAAGGATACGATAAATTCTTGATGATTTCTTCTATTTTTTGAATCTTTTGTCCAATATAAAGAGAAAAATTCATCAAAATCTTTGGATAGTAACCTTACAATATCTGCTAATTGACATACTATGGCATTTCTTTTCTCTTGTGGATTTAAAGTAACACCATCATTAATACAGAGAAAAAGATCACAAAGATCAGCAAGACTTGCTTCCCCAACTTTATACACAATCACATATACATTGTGATCAAAGTGTGTCTTAATATATTGTGGTAGAGTATTATAAAAACGAGTGCTTTTAGTCGGTTTCCAAGTTTTATATGCTTCTTGTTCAATGTTTTTTATCTTTAAATCTCCCTTAATGGATAATCCAAACTCTCCTTTAATAAATCTTTTCAATGCTCTTGATCTATTATTACCATCAATACTTATGAACTCGTAACCATTTTCATCTTTATCTTTGAAGTACAGATAATCTGCCGAATCATCTCCAAATTGTTTTTTACAATACTCCATGCAAGATTTAACATCTGCTAATACTACTGGAGTAGGACAGGAATCAGATAAAAGAGAATTAATGTATTTTCTCCTCTGCGTATCATTCCATCTTTCTTCAGATTGAAAAGATAAGTCTAAGCAAATCTTGTTATCATTCTGAAATTCTGCAAGTTGTTTGCAGAGTATTCTTTTGTGTGACATAATTTTTTTTGTTTATACAACTGACGTTAAGTATCAAGATTGGAATCTTTTTACCGAACAATAATAATTATACATGATGAATTATAAATGTCAAGCGTTTAGATATTCTAGATATAAATCTTCTTCCGCTTTCCTTGCTTCAATCTCATGTGGTTGATCTTCATAACCATAGTTGTCTACAGGTTCATTCTTGTAGTACATCTTTGATCTTTTTGTTTTAAGAGATCCATCAATGAATTGCTTCATATGAAACATCTCGTGTAGTAAAGTTTTTGTATAAGTTTCTTTATCAAGGTGTGTGTCAATCTCGA